ACGACCGAGGACGGGACTATGAGAAGTACGAGCACGTCTGGCTTGGGAAATATCTCCAGAACAGCTCGACCCGCGTATTCAAGAACTGGAGCGTGGAGGAGTTCGAGACCCCCGCAGATGCGACCCTACGCTTTGGGGCTGACTGGGGCTTCGCTACCGACCCCACGGTGCTAATCCGGTGCTTCATTGAGGGACGCACGCTCTACGTCGATCATGAGGCCTACATGGTGGGCTGTGAGATCGTGAACACCCCCGAGCTGTTCTTCCAGATCCCCGAGGCAGAGAAGTGGCCGATCGTGGCTGACAGCGCCAGGCCGGAGACGATAAGCTACATGAGGTCGCACGGCTTCCCTAAGATCATGGGTGCCGTGAAGGGTCCGAAGAGCCTGGAAGAGGGGGTTGAATGGCTCAAGAGCTACGACATCGTGGTCCACCCGAGGTGCCAGCACACCATCGACGAACTCACCATGTATTCGTACAAAAAGGACGCCCTTACAGACGCTGTACTCCCGGTCCTAGAGGACAAGGACAATCATCTAATCGATGCCCTCCGCTACGCCTGCGAGAGCGTGAGGCGGACGCAGAAGGCGTCGAAGCCGACATACGTCGAGCCTTTACCAACTGTCAATAGGTGGTAGAATCGGGCTTGACATTTTAGCGGGGCCTGATCAATGGCACGAATGACGAAAGAGCAGCGGCTTGCCTTTGTGCACCAAGAGGCGCTGAACGAGTTTGACAACGCCCAGTCTCCCGTGAGGGACGAGCGCCTTCAGTGTCTACAGGACCGACGCTTCTACAGCATCGCCGGGGCTCAGTGGGAAGGACCGCTCGAGGAGCAGTTCGAGAACAAGCCCCGCTTTGAGGTGAACAAGATCCACCTCTCCGTTATGCGGATTATCAACGAGTACCGGAACAACCGGATTGCCGTTGACTTCCTCCCCCGCGAACCCGAATACGACAACCTGGCCGACACCCTGGACGGCCTGTTCCGCGCTGACTGCCACGACTCCTGTGCCGATGAAGCCTTCGACAACGCCTTCGAGGAGGCTGTTGGTGGTGGCTTTGGCGCCTTCCGCCTTCGTACTGAGTATGAGGACGAGGAGGACGAGGACAACGAGCACCAGCGTATCCGCATCGAGCCCATCTTCGACGCTGACTCCAGTGTCTTCTATGACGTTGATGCCCGGAGGCAGGATAAGGCAGACGCACGCTTCTGCTTTGTGATCTATGCCATTGGCCGCGAAGCGTACGAAGATCAATACGAGGACGACCCCTCGGACTGGCCGAAGGAAATCACCCAGGTAGAGTTCGATTGGTGTACGCCTGACGTGGTGTACATCGCGGAATACTACAAGGTTGAAGAAGTGACAGAGACCCTCCGAATTTACGAGGCTATTGACGGGACGGAGGAGAAGTATCGCCAGTCTGACTTTGACGCCGACCCTGAGTTAGAGGACAAGCTGGCCGCTATTGGTTCCATCGAGGTACGCAAGCGCCGCGTAAAGCGTAAGCGGGTGCACAAGTACCTCATGTCTGGCGGGAAGGTGCTAGAGGATCTCGGTTATATCGCAGGGAAGTGCATCCCGATCATCCCCGTTTACGGCAAGCGGTGGGTTGTGGATAACGTCGAGCGCTGCATGGGCCACGTCCGTTTGGCTAAGGACGCCCAGCGCCTCAAGAATATGCAGCTCTCCAAGCTGGCGGAGGTCGCCGCGTTAGGCTCTGTCGAGAAGCCCATCCTGTTACCGGAGCAGGTGGCAGGGCATCAGATGATGTGGGCTGAGGACAACCTCAAAGATTACCCGTACCTCCTGGTGAATCCCATCACGGGACCGAATGGCGAGACCCAGGCTGCTGGCCCTGTCGCTTACACGCGCTCCCCGCAGATCCCCCAGGCTCTGGCTGGCCTGCTACAGCTCACCGAAGCCGACATGGACGACATTCTCGGAGGCCAGGGCGAGGCCGACAAGATGGTGTCGAACATCTCCGGGAAGGCTGTGGAGCTGATTCAGGAGCGGATCGACAAGCAGGCCTATATCTACATGAGCAACTTCGGCAAGGCCATGCAGCGCTGCGGTGAGGTCTGGCTGTCAATGGCTCAAGAGGTCTACACGGAAGAGAAGCGCCGCATGAAGACCGTCTCCGAGGAGATGGAGATCGGCTCCATTGAGCTAATGACGCCGACCCTATCTGAAGTCGGTGAGGTTGAATACGAGAACGACCTCTCCGATGCCAAGATGGACGTCTTCGTGGACGTTGGGCCTACCAGTGAGTCCAAGCGCGCATCAACCGTCCGGGCACTGACCGGGATGATGGCGATAACGCAAGATCCCCAAACTATGCAGGTGCTGTCGGCTCTTTCCTTGATGAACATGGAAGGTGAAGGGCTCTCTGACGTGCGGAAATACTTCCGAAACCAGCTTATCCGCATGGGTGCGGTCGAGCCCACGGAAGAAGAGCAGCAGCAGATGATGGCGGAGCAGCAAGCAGCCCAGCAGCAGGAAGATCCCAACGCGGTATTCCTGAAGGCTGCGGCCGAGGAAGCTGTGGCAAAGGCCCAGAAGGCCCGTGCTGACGTCATCGAGACCATCGCTGACGCTGAGTACAAGCAGGCTAAGGCGGCCGAGACGTACTCCAAGATCGACAACGAGGCAGAGCGTCTAACCCTTGATTCAACGGAACAGGTAGCGAGGATGATCCGTGGCAACCCCGGTCGGTAGTGTCGTCGCCCGTCTAATCCGGGCAGGGTATCCCGAGGCAACGGCCAGGAGAATCGCTTCTGGTGAGCTGTCGATGGATGCTGCCAATAAGATGGCGCGGATGCAGGAGCAGGGGTTTACGATACCCCAATACCACGGAACGTATTCGTCTGATGTTTTTGAGGTAGACCCAAACCTTGTGGATCTTGGCTTGCATTCTGGCACGCCAGAGCAAGCGACACAGCGGTTAAGGGATACGGCAGACCCATTCTCTAAAACTTATGGCGATTTTGGTTATAGAGAAGAGGCGAACATCATGCCTCTTGTAATTAGGGCGCAGAGACCTTTAGAAATGCGGGACGTTGGGGACTGGATGAACAGCTCCCAAGTATTAGAGGGATTGATTGGAAATCCGCGCCTTGCTCGCCGTAGGCAAGAGCTTGAATCCCTTTACGAAGAAGCAGGGACTCTCCAAGAGCAGTTTGAAGGTGGGGAAGAGTTTTTTAGAGATAGTCCTGAAAATCGTGAAATCTTAGACGAAATCAAGAACATCCTTAATAAGGAAGGTTACGATTCAATTCGTTACGAGAATCAAGTTGAAAATGCTTATGGGGCTCAGTCCGCTCTTCGAGCAACGGCGGAACAACAGCGCCGGGAGCTAAGCGATCAAATTTCGCTTATTGAAAATGCCGCGATGGAAAGGGCTCCGCAGCCACCTGATCCTGATGATCCTTTAGTTAAAGAGAAGATGAGGGTTTTTCTTGACGCATCAAGGCGTCCATCAGATTACATGACCCCAGAAGAAGTGTCTCGCCTGCAAGAGTTGAAAGATCGTTATCGCGAAATTGGATCAGATCCGGCAAATTACAACGACACATTTTCGTATATAAGCCTAAATCCGGCTAACGTGCGCTCCCAGTTCGCCGCCTTCGACCCTGAACAAACCGGCTCCTCTAACATCCTTGCCGGGCTAGGCGGAGCAGGGGTTGTGGGTGCTGGCCTCATGGCGCCTGAAGAGGCAGAGGCGGCAGGGTTTGGCACCTTGGCTAGAGCTATCGGCCAGGGAACCCGGCGTGTTTTTACCGGATCGCCTGCCGAGTACACGCAGCCTTCCCTCCAGAAGATCGGCACCGGGGAGGGCAATCAAGCCTTCGGCTATGGCCTGTATTTCTCTGAGTCCCCTGGGGTGGCAACTGGCTACCGGAAGATCTTGTCTGGCGAGAAGCTGATCAAGAGGCTAGAGGATCAGGAGCTAGACCCGGACCTGTACGCCGAAGACGTCAGCGAGATGCTAGACGAGGGTGTCTTTGGAGAGGCAGAGACCCGCTTCTTGCGAGCCCTTGAGGCAGCAGACTACCTTGGCTTCGACCATCCCTATCAAGCCGTCAGGGCTACGTTTAGCCCCCGTATGGGCTTTGATATGGGTGACGAGGCGGTCGTCAATCTTCTCAAGATGCGTGACGAGATGGGGTTCCTCTACGAGACAGAGATCCCGGCAGACACGTTCTTGGATTGGGACTTGCCTCTGGCCGACCAGCCTGCGATTGTCCAGCGTGTAGTGGACGAGGTGGCACGGCGTCAGCCTGAGCGCTTCGATGCGACGATGATGCGCCGCTACCAAGAGGGCAAGATGAAGGGCAAAGAGGCGTATTACCTCTTCAGCCAGAACCCTCAAGAGGCAAGCCAGGTTTGGGCTAACTACGGCGTTCCTGGGGTGCGTTACAGCAGCCAGGGAAGACGCAGCGTAGCTCAGAAGGAGATGGTCCCTCAGAACTACGTCGTCTTCGATGACAAGCTAATCAACATGGTCTCGCGTAACGATATGCCCCTAGAGGGCAACTTCGACGAGGCTGCGGCACGTCAGGCAATGGATCCCGAGATGCTACGGAGCAGATTGCGCCAGATGGGACCTGTTGGGACCGTCGCTGCGTCTGCCGGGGCCACTGCATCACCCCTAGACCGTCCAGATGATGTCCCAGAATATATGCGCCGCCTAGACGGTACGGTGAAGTCTGAGCGTGGGTTCCTTGGCCCGATTCGCAACAATGTCTCTGGCAAGACCATGACCGAGGTGTCGATAGGACAGCCGGGGTCGGAGGAAGGGTTCTATCCTCTTCTTGTGCCCACCTTGACCCCGGAAGAGGTCGAGACCATTGCGAACATGGACCTAGAGCGGGAACGTCCGCCCTTCAGCATCATCAAGAAGGCCCGTGCCCATGCTCTGGAGCGCATTGACCGCGGCCTGAGCCCGTTCTATCAGGATGGAGAAGAGGGTGCCGAAGCAAGGTCGCCTCTAGAGCGCCCAGAAGCCGCTGAGAGGCGCGTAAACGCCAGGGCAGTACAAGTGGCTAGCGATACGCTAGAACGCCTCAGACGCGAGCGTGGGGCGGTTATGTCGCCGCTACAAGATACGCGCATGGCACGCTTCGGGGACTATCTGACGGAGAACCGTCCAAGCGAGATGGACCCGGTGCAGCGTGCGCTTCAGAGCCTGGGGCTGTTCCAAGGCTT